TAAAACGGATAACCTACCTTATAGGTCCGCAGTAACGTAGTGAGATTTGATCGCCATTGCCGAGATCGCTAGCCTAAGCTGTGTTGCGATACTCAGGGCGATAGAAGTTTTCGGTGTCGTTGACATCGTTAGGTTGGTAGTTGAGCTGGGAAAGGAATCCGGTGGTACCCATGACGCGATCGTTACCTCGCGAGGCAACGTAAACACGCTGGTGCAAGTCGTCGTCTTATGGGTAGTTGAGTAACTCGGTAGCATTCTTAATCGCAGATCGACCCTGTGGCATGGCGATCTACTTGATTAAGCCAGACTCGTTTTGTGACGCGGAGGTCTTGAAGAGTCTATAGCCGGCACCGACTACTCGGAGTTTGGTGAATGTCTTGCGGAAGGAATCTGCCGTGTTTGGCGACGCATACACAGTGGAGTCGTAAACGTCTCGAATCTGTGCAGGGGTGCTCACTCCTGTCTCGAAGAGTGGTATGAGTTGGTCTCTCAATCGAATCGGCTGGAAATCAATGCCAGGTTCTTCCGAAGTGGCAGATATGTACTGGTTGTTGAGAGCCATCTCTGCGGCAGATATCACAGGTGAGTTTTGCCATCCCACTGGCAATTTGGTGAAGAGAATCCAAGGCGCATTCCAGACTGCTGTAAAACTTGTGAAGAGCAAGCCTTCGTAGTCTTATGCGATGGTGAAACTCCCAAGATCTGTATACTACATTTCCGTAGTGGTAGCAAGGGGTTTCATCATTGGGATTCGGGTCCCTTTGACGGATGCTGAAAAGGGCGAGAACATCATGACGGCATACTGCTCAGCGTATCGGTCCCATGTGTTGCTAAGAACCATCTCAACAACTTGAGGAAGTGACATTTGAACTGCACTCTAATACAGCTCAGACATCTCCTCCGATCCGATCGTAGGCTTGTTCTTCTACTCAATCTTCTGTGCAATCCAGTCGACACCATCGAGTAGGTTTCCAGCCTTACCGGGTATTAGGTCCCTGATACGGTTGAGGAAATTACGAAACTTCTGGACACGTTTGAACCTCTTCTCGTTGCCGTATGGAATCGGCTGAAGTTGCTGAAAAG